AATAAAATAATATTTATTTTTTTAATAAAATAAAAAAAAATGATTTTTTTTTTTATTATTTATATGATTATAAAAACTTTTTAATACTATATTATAATAATATGTCAAGTTTAAATTCAACTACACAAGATTTTGATTGGGAAAATAAAACATGGGATGTTATTGATACTTTTTTTAAACAGAATAATATATTGATTGACCATCATTTGAATTCATTTAATTACTTTATGAGTAATGATTTGCAATTGATTGTTAGAGAAAAAGATTTTGTGATTAAGATTTTTAATAAGGACACTTGGAATGAAGATTTACAATTATATACTGAAAATTATGTTATTGAATTTGGAAAGATTTATATTAGTAAGCCAGTTTTGTATGATGCACCAAATAAACCAATGTATCCATACATAGCTCGTTTAAGAAAATTGACTTATGGTGCTAATCTTTATATTGATATTCATCATAAGATGATTAATATTGACCCTAGTAGTGGTGAGCAAACTGTTGTTCCTTTTCCGACTTTGGAGAAGTATCCATGTGGTAGGATGCCAATAATGGTTGGGTCGAAGTATTGTGTTTTAAGTGAGCAAAATAATAATACAAAGATGGATATGGGCGAAGGTATTTATGATTATGGAGGTTATTTTATTATAAAGGGAAGTGAAAAGATAATAATATCACAGGAGAAAAAGTGTGAAAATAAGATATGTGTTTTTAAGCAAAAGAGTAGTAATCAAAGTAAATATTCAGAAAATGCGGAAATTTCATGTGTTCATCCAGACAATCCTTCAGTAATATCACCTGTTTGGGTAAAGATGAAAGCAAAGGAGGAATCATATGGTGGAAATGTGATAAGAGTTCGTTTAAGAAGGATGAAGCAGGATATACCATTGGTGATAATTTTTAGGGCATTGAATTTTATAAGTGATAAGAGTATTGTTGAGTTGATAGTTTATAATATTGCAAATGAAAATAATTATGCAATGATGGATTTATTAAAGGCGTCTATTGAGGAAGCAAAGCCGATTCAGACCCAGAAGATAGCATTGGAGTATATATCAAAGTACATAAATAGTATGCAAACTGTTAAGTATAAGACTAATAAGTGTAAGTTGAAGTATACTTTTAATGTTTTGTGTAGTGAATTATTTCCACATGTTGGTGAGTCACCTATTAAAAAGGCATATTTTTTGGGTTATATGGTGAATAAATTATTAAAGTGTCATTTAGGATTGATTGATTATGATGATAGAGATTCATTTTTGAATAAGAGGGTTGAAACAAGTGGTGATTTGATGGCACAGCTTTTTAGGGCATATTTTGGAAAGTTTGCTAAGGAGTTGAAATCGGTATGTGACAAGGATATGTTGGGTGGTCGTTTTTTGGAGTTACCTCAAAATTTAAGTAAGAAGTTGAAGCCAAATAGTATTGAAAACGATATTAAGTATGCATTAGGTACTGGTAATTGGGGTTTAAAGAATCAGGCAAAATCAAGAAAGGGTATTGCAGCAGTTTTACAGCGTTTAACATATTTGGGTACTTTATCAAATATGAGACGTATTGTTGCACCTATTGATAAGAATGGTAATTTAACAGAACCTCGTAAATTACATTGTACTCAATGGGGTGTAATATGTCCTTTTGAAACTCCGGAAGGTGGAAGTATAGGAATAGTGAAAAACATGGCATTAACATGTCAGATTACTATACCTTGTATGTCTGAACCAATAAAGGCATGTTTAGATGAATTTGGAGTGATTTCTTTGGAGGGCTTAAAGCCAAGTGATATTTTTGATAGTGTAAAAGTTTTTGTTAATGGTGATTGGTATGGACAAAGTTTTGAACCTAAGATTTTAGTTGATAATTTGAAAAGTTTACGTAGAAATGGCACTTTAAATCCATTTATATCTATATCATGGTATATTCAATATAATGAAATACAAATATGGACTGATGGTGGTAGATTATGTAGACCTTTATATATAGTAAAAGACAATAAATTGGTAATTGACAATAAGTTTGCTGCTAAGATAGTAAAAGATAAATTATTATGGAAAGATTTGTTGATAAGTGATATTAATGGTAATTCAATATTAGAGTATATAGATGTTAATGAGTCTGATACTTTAATGATATGTATGAGTAATGATAATTTGTCTAAAAACAATAAGTCAAACTATTCTTATTATAATTATACTCATTGTGAAATTCATCCATCGTTGATATTAGGGGTATTAGCATGTAATATTCCATTTCCTGAGCATAATCAGGCGCCAAGAAATTTATATCAAGGTGCAATGGGTAAGCAGGCAATGGGTATTTATTCAGCAGCATTCAGAACTAGAATGGATACAATGGCACATATATTACATTATCCGCAAAAACCATTAGTTAATACTGAAACAAGTAAATATGTACATAGTGATGACTTGCCAAGTGGTCAAATGCCTATTGTTGCAATTGCTTGTTATACGGGTTATAATCAGGAGGATTCTTTGATATTAAATCAAAGTGCTATTGATAGAGGATTATTTAGGTCATCATTTTTCAGAACTTATATGGATGAGGAAAAGAAGAATAGTGCAACTTTGGAGGATGAAAAATTTTGTAAGCCACAGAAATATTATCAAAATGGAAAAGTATATACTGAAAAAATGAGTTATGGTTCATATGATAAATTAGACACTAACGGATTTGTAAAAGTTGATTCTTATGTAGATGGAAATGATATTATTATTGGAAAAGTAACTATGTTGAAAGATGTTATTGAAGGAGAACCAAAAGCACGTGACTTAAGTACATCATTGCGCAGTAATGAAAGTGGTATTGTTGATAAGGTGTATAAAAATAGTAATGGTGATGGGTATAACTTCGTAAAAGTACGGGTTCGTTCAGATAGAATTCCGGAAGTGGGAGACAAATACGCGTGTATGCTACCAAGTACAATGATTTTAACAATAAATGGATGGAAGTATTTAAAAGATATTACATTAAAAGATAAAGTAGCAACTTTAATAAATGGAAATGAACTTTACTATGATTATCCAGAAGAAATAATGTCATATGATTGTGATGGAGAAATTTATAAAGTAAAATCAAACCAAGTTGATTTAGAAGTTACATTAAATCATAGAATGTATATTGGTGATAGAAATGGAGAAAAATACAAAATAGAAGAAGCAAGAAATATTATTGGAAAAAGAGTAAAATATCTAAAAAATGTAGAAACATATAAACAAAATACAATTAATGAATATTTTATATTACCAGAATTTAATGATATTCCTGAGAAAAAAATAAATTTAAAAGCATTTCTTGTTATATTTGGTATTTGGATTGCAGAAGGATGGGTTCATAACAATCAAATAGAATATGCAAGTCATAAAAATAGAGTTAAAGAAGCACTTGAAATAAATTTTAATATTTTAGGATATGAAATAACTAAAAGAAAAGATAATAAAAATGATAATATATTAAATAGATGGTGTATAAAAGATAAACAATTATGTAATTTTTTTAAAGAATATTCTGTTGGTGCAATAAATAAATTTTTACCAGAATGGGTATGGACTTTATCAATGGAAGATTGTAAGATTTTAATGGAAAGTATGATATTAGGAGATGGTCACTATATGAAAAATGGAACATTAAGATATGATACTTCAAGTGAAAAATTAGCAGATGATTTTCAAAGATTATGTTTACATGCAGGATATTCTGCAAATAAATACTTAAAAACTCCTGCAGGACATGAAAGTTATTGTGAACCAAGAAATGAAATATTTAAACAAACAGTTGATGCTTATAGATTAACAGTTGTTAAAACTCAAAATAAACCACTTGTAAATAAATATAGAAAATCAAACGGTGATAATTCAAATGATAGTATTATTAATTATACTGGAAAAGTATATTGCTGTCAAGTAAATTCTGGTATAATATATGTAAGAAATAATGGAATACCAGTATGGTGTGGAAATTCAAGACATTAACTTTTTAACTGGTGTCAAAAAGCATCCTACTATGACAATTGAAGCTCTGTCATAGATAAATAGTTGAGCCTTCAAAATAAGAGCCAGATGCTAGTGGTAATAAAATTTATTACTGCAAGAAACCTCATAATGACGGGAACACCCTTAGAGTCTTATCTACCAAGTTATTTGTGAAAGCAAATAATGGCCACGTTAATAGCGTCGGGTAAGGTAATAATGATAAGAATTGGGCAATCCGCGGGTAAAATATCTAAACATCGTTATGATAAGATGCATGATATTCCCTCAACGACCGCACGGGTTTCGGTGGAAAATGACGGTATAATCAACCTGATTCTGCTTAAGGTACAGTCTATTCTTTTGTGAAAGCAAAAGTAGTCAAGGGTCAAAAAGGAACAATAGGACTAACGTATAGTCAAGAAGATATGCCTTTTACAAAGGACGGAATTATTCCAGATATTATTATGAATCCAAATGCTATTCCAAAGCGTATGACAATTGCACAGCTTATTGAGTGTGTATTTGGAAAAGTTGGAACTATTGCGGGAACTGAATTAGATGCAACACCTTTTAGAAAGGTGAATGTTGAAGATATTACTGAAATAATGGAAAATATGGGTTATCATGGTGCTGGTACAGAAATACTTTATAATGGAAAGACTGGAGAACAAATAACTGCTGCTATTTTTATGGGTCCAACTTTCTATTATAGATTGAAGCATTTAGTCGAAGATAAACAACATTGTATTGATTATGAAACTGAAATTTTAACAAAGAATGGATGGAAAAATCATAGTACTCTTGCAATGAATGATGAAATTGCCACATTGAAAGATGGTAATATTGAGTATGATTATCCTCTTGAAATATTTGATTATCCAGAGCATGTAGGTTCTATGTATTATATTAAAAATGATAATATTGATATGTATGTAACAGGTGAACATAGAATGTGGGCATCTTTTGATGGTCAAAACTTTGAATTTATTAAAGCAAAAGATATACTTGGAAAGAATGTAACTTATAAAAATGATGCACATTTTGAACATAAAGATGATTCTAAAAAGGAACTTGAAAAATACTTTTTGGACAATAATACTTTAGAAACAGATTCTTATATATTATCTGGAAAATTGCAAAAACTTGCTATCGAATCAGGTATGTATATTAATGTAGAATTTGATAGTGATATTTATAAATGTACCCTTATTAAAGAGCAAATTAACTTATGGACTAATACTGAAAATACTATTGAAAAATATATTGAAAATCTATCTGTACCAGTATGGTGTGTACATGTTCCTTCAGAAGTGTTTTTGATTCGTCGAAATGGAAAAGTATGTTGGACAGGTAACAGTAGAGCAACTGGACCTTATCAACTTCTTACAATGCAACCTGCTGAAGGTCGATCGAGGGACGGTGGTTTTCGTTTTGGTGAGATGGAACGTGATGCAATGCTTTCACATGGCGCAGTACAATTTTTGAAAGAACGTACATTTGATTGTTCTGATAAGTATTTTGTATGGATTGATAATGAAACAGGTATGATTTCACCAGTAAATCCTGATAAAGGTATTTATAAATCTTTATATAGTGATAATACTACTAAATTTAGCAAGGTACAAATACCATATAGTAGTAAATTATTGATTCAAGAATTGCAAAGTAAGAATATTAATCCGCGATTAGTTGTTGATAAAAAATAATAAAAAACAAAAAATATTTATAAAAAATTATTATATTAAATTTTAAATATAATAATTAAATATATTTATATATATTAATTATTCTTCAATAATATCAATTAAATCATTTATACCCATTACACTAAAAGGATTTTCTTTTTTGAAACTTTGATTTTTAAGAGGAATTTCTAATTTTTGAGCTAAATCAATTATTTCTTGTGAGATTGATTCCAATTCACCATCTACTACAATACATAAACAATATTTTTTTAAAGGAATATTTTTATTAAACATAATTTCATGAGAATGAATAAATCTATAAACATCAGAATCTTTTATATATTTTTCAATACAATTTTTTTTTAATTTACTAAGGTTTGGCATTCTTTTTAATTTTCCTCTACTTTTTACAAAAACCTTATTATCTTCATCTAAAAATGCATTATTAAATTTATCATAAAATGAACCTATATTACAAGCATAAAATGGATAATCTTTCAATATTTTTTTATCTAAAACTATTACATAATTATACCAATGTGGTTTTTGTGTTTCCTCATATGGAATATTATTATATATTAGTTGAGTAAATATTTGATTTATTTCTTCATCAATCATCTTTTGTGCTACTTTTTTCTTTTTATTATTAATTGATATAAAACCATCTTCTAATATACCTATAAGATTATCAGTATATACACCATGAATAATATATTCTTTCATATTTATTTAATATATAATATTTATAATAAATTTTCACTATAAATATTTAATAATCAATTTTATTTATAATATTATATAATCACATTTTTTTTATATTACTGCATCCAGTTAAATTAAGACTACTAATATTTTTTAGTGAACTTATGTCTTTAATACCAGTACAATAAGATAAATCTAGTATAGTAACATTCCCCAATGAGCTTACATCACTAATATTATCACAAAAACGTAATATTAAAATATTAACATTTAATAGTGGACTTACATCAATAATATTTTCACATGCAATTAACTCCACTTTATTAATATTCATATTTTTTAGTGCATTTAGGTCTGATAGAGCTTTACACCAACTTAAATCTAAAGTATCAATATTTTTTAATCTACTTAGTGGCTTCAAATCTTTTATATTACTCCAACTTAAATTCAAAGAAAAAATATATTTATCAAATTCATCATCAATTAGACTTAACAATATTTTTCTGAAAATATTATTATTATAGAATCTTTTAGATAAATCACGATTAAAATTTATTTTATATGAAAAAAATAAAGATTTTATAGCAT